CGCTTTCCCAAATGCTCCGGGCGTGGGAGATTTTTATTTACGTTTAGACTATGTACCTAATAGACTGTTCCGTTATGATGGACGTCGTTGGGTCAAGATAGAGGATGCAGTGAGAACTAACCTGACACCAGGATCAACCAATACTACACAATTAAGTGGCTTCGTCAATGACACTAACAAGTTCATGAGCAACAGCGTTGCTTGGGACGCTATACGCATCAGCAGTGGTGCATATACCCCTGCGGCCAATGCGTGGACTTTATCATTTAATGTTACCACAGGTAATGTAGTTGTTAAGGTTCCATACATCAGTGGCTATGGCGCCAAGACATATATCAATAATATCAAAGTCAATAACACCATCAGTAACTCAAGTGGCAACATTGGCATACACGTGGCCAATACCTATGTCAACGGTGACCTATTAGAATACACAGTTTACGAGCACGTGATCAACGAACGTCAGAGCTTATCACAAGCCCTACGTCCTTCAGCGGATAACATATAATGGCAGCCTTACAACAATATTTTTATGATGCTCAGATTGAGCGTTTCCTAGCACAGTTTATCCGTATGGTAAGTGGCTTCCAAGTTGAGTTTGGTGCCGACCGCGATGGTAACAAAACTCTACAACGTGTGCCTGTTTACTATGGTGACGGTAGTCGACAAGTGGCCGCTATCATTAATAACATGAGCGAAAACGCCTTACCAACTACACCGGCGATGACTGTTTATATCAACAACGTTACCTATGATCGTGATCGTGTGCAGGATCCTACATTCGTTGGTAAGATGAATATCCGACAACGTTATTTTAACGAAGACACACAGGAATTTGAGAATCGTCAAGGCAATGCTTTTACTATTGAACGTGCTATGCCTGTTCCATACACATTAGATCTTAAATTAGATATCTGGACCAGTAATACCAAACAAAAATTACAGCTATTAGAACAGATGATGGTCCTGTTTAATCCAGGTATGGAAATACAATCAACAGACAACTATATCGATTGGACCAGTCTGAGTGTGGTATATTTAGAATCGCCAACTTGGACCAGCCGTAGCGTGCCAATTAGTACAGATAATCCTGTTGATGTCGCTACACTAACGTTTAAACTACCTGTGTGGATCAGTCCTCCAGCTAAGGTTAAAAAACTTGGCGTGATACAAAAAATTATCGCCAGCATACACGACGCAGATGGTAATCTCAGTGACGCAGTTTACAATGATACCAACCTATTAGGTAATCGTCAATACTTTACACCATTGATGTATGGAGTATTGTTGATCGGCAACCAATTAACTTTATTAAAAATCCAAGATGTTGAAACTCCCAGAGAGCCCACCCTCAGCACACCAACTAAGATTGGCACCCGTGATGTTTGGCGCGATCTCATCAATGTCTATGGTGTATTAGAAAACGGTATCAGCCAGGTAAGATTATTACAAGAAGATGGTATCACTGAAGTCATTGGCACTGTCAGTTATCACCCAACTGATGATAGTATATTGATCTTTAACGTAGACGTAGACACTACCCCTGGTAATACATTAGATCCAATCAATGCTATCATTGATCCGCGCAAGGTCACTGTCAACGGTGATATTACTACCCCCAGCACAGGAACCAGATATTTGATATTAGATGCTATTGGTAGTTTCGATACTAGTAATGGTGATGGTCCGGCAGCCTGGCACGGTGCAGACGGTCAAGATCTAGTAGCCAACGCCAACGACATCATACAGTATAATGGCAGCCATTGGACGGTTTCATTTGACAGCCAGACCCAAACGAGTTTACAATATGTAAGTAACTTAACGACCACTACTCAATATAAATGGAATGGTACTCAATGGGTAAAAAGCTGGGAAGGCGAATACAAGGAAGGACTTTGGACACTGGTCATATAGAAGGTGTCGGCACCTTTATCTACGCAACATCAACTGGACGCTATCTATTTTTATTACGTGATACCAGCAAATACAGTGGAACTTGGGGCTTAGCTGGTGGAAAGATCGACACTGGTGAACAACTACTAACATCACTGCACAGAGAACTCAATGAAGAACTTGGCTACGATTTCATTGACGTCAAAGTTATCCCCATAGAAAAATTTACCAGTGACAACGGGCACTTTAGTTATAACACTTTCCTAATACCTGTAGAAGAAGAATTCACTCCAGTATTAAATTATGAACATCGTGGATATTGTTGGGTCTGTTTAGAAGATCATCCTAAACCCCTACACCCGGGGGTATGGCGAACTATTAATTTTTCAGCTGTGGTAGATAAGATTCGAACTTTAGAAACAGTTTTATAGATCAGCTTCTAAAACAAAATCTCTATGACTAACTTGGCGGAAGTTTAAGCAAGATTTGTGGCTTTCTGGAACAGTGCTACGTCCACGTGGTGTGACCCAAACAAAATCAACATCATCATATAAATTGAATAATTCAATTCTATTTGACACCCATTTGTCACTTAATACATCAACGTCAAGGGCATCATAGCCATTTGTGCCAGCGTAGACATTATAATTATAATTTTCAGTATCTTGTTCTTCAAATCCCAACAGATAGATTTTTTTGTGTCCATCAAATGCTGCGATATAAGCCGCAGTAGTACCTGCATCAGCATAGGGATTATAAGGAATCAAATAAAATTTTCCTGGGTATTCTAGTAGATGCATAGCATTAGTATAAACTATATTATCTTTGACATATTCGCTACTGGCTATTTCTTTGACTATTTCATCACCACTGGCTACTAAAAAATCTGGGGTAAAATCTCTATATAAGGCATTACACCCATAAGTTTGTAGAGTATCTGCACCAAGCAGTCCGCTGAACTTTTTAAGGTGTTGTATATTAAATTCTAATCTCGATGGACTGTTACCAACAACCACAGCACGATTACTGATTTGATTATTAGTGACTGCATTAGGAACAGTTTCTACAGTTTCGTACCAACGTGTTCCTTCCTTCTTGCGTTCAACAATAATGTCTTCGCCGGTGTAGTCCTTGCGATAATTTTTAGCTACTTTTAACATTGATCACCTATTATACTATGAATGTACCAAATGCTTTAACATTGGCTTGTACCACTGATGCAGCTATTGTACCTGTGTAGTAAACTTGGACGTTGCCTGCCAGCACGTTTGCACTTAAAACGCCCATAGCATAACCGTTATTTATTACACCGTAGGTGTTGATCCAAGCATTACCTGCACCATCAGTAACTACTTGAGCAGTGTATGATTCTACATTACCTGTAGCACCCGTGCCTCTCTTAGATGAAATTTGGAAAGTAGCACTGGTAAATGTTGTTTGGCTACGAGTAGCGATCACATATGGTGTATTGTTGGCTGCGATATTAACTGCTGTCTGTGTATAGACGATGTCTGTACCATTGAGCAAGTTAAAGTCGCCGGCGGTGTCAACACGTGTGCGGATAACCGTACCGCCATCACTGGTGCCTGACCATTGTTCTACCCCAGTGTCACTGGTAATAAGTTGATTAATACCATTACCGTTGGTAATTGAACTAACTGTTGATGTTGTTGTTAAAACACGAACGTCAATAACATCATCTGGTGCTGGTGGTTCTGTAAATGTCATTGTTGTACCGCTTACACTGTAGGCCAGTGTTGGGAACTGCATGACACCGTTAATGCTTACAATCACGCTAGATGTTGTTGCTGAGGCTTGTAAGGTAAATGTTGTATTAGTTCCGTCAACGTTACCATAACCACCCGCAGTATTGCCTTGGAATTGGCGATCACTGATGACTGTGAACACCGAACCTGCAACGTTCCAAACAGTACCATCATAGAATTCAAGTGAATTAGTTGTGCTGTTGAAACGTAGCATACCTGGCACGTCATTACCACCTTGGCTACTTGGTCGTGCACCAGTTGGTCCAACTGGAACCATCATTGATGTTGATCCGCCAACTTTTAATATCGCACCTGGTTGGACTGTTAGATTGCCGCCGCCAATAATTACTGTCTCAGTTGTTCCTGGGTAGGTAGTAGCATCTGTAGCACCAAAAATTACTACGTTACCAGATCTGCTACTAGATACTTTAAATGTAGAATTAGCAAGAGTAGTATTGAATAATGCATTAGTACCTACATATAGATTACCACCGATACCAGCACCACCAACTGTTGTCAGCGCACCTGTAGTTGCTGATATTGCAGCTGTATTGTTTTGTATTCCTACATTACCAAAAGCACTGCTTACTATCACACAAGATGTAGTCAATCCGCCAGAAGCAAATACTATATCTTTTTTACCAGATAATACTAAATTACCAGTTGATGTATATGTATAACCGTCTTGTGGTTTAATTACTGGAGCAATCGCTGTTGAATTAAAGTTGATACCTGTAATACCAGTAGCAATATATCCAGATGTATTGGAACCGTTATTGGTCATTGCAACAAAGTCTGAGGCAGCTGCCTGGCCTGTGCTGATATTTTGCATGCTGACTCTTGAGAAGCTGTTAGCATTACTTGTAAACTGTGCAAGATTTTCTGGATATAGTGTTCCGCCTGCTACATCTAATCCAACTGTTAATGCGCCACGACCGCTGTAGGCGATACCAGTGGTGTCACCAGCGATATTTAAATTACCGCGGAGACCAACACCACCTTGAACTTTTAGTGCACCAGTACCAGCATTTGTGCTGGTTGTTACAGCTTGGATGTTTGCACCACCTTGCAGTGTGGTAATACCGCTGGTATGACCCATGGTAATATTGGCAGCACGAGCAAAGTTTAATGTGTCAGTGACAGTATTGTATAATGCCTGTGTCGTTTGAGTACCAACTACTGTTGGATTATTGATCGTTAATGTACCGCTAGTAGCACCAAATTCTAAATCAGTTGCAGCTTTAAATGCATCAACTGTTGTTGGTGTTGAAGCAAATATATAATTAGCCGCACTAGTTTCTAACCGTGTGCCAGTATGGAATATGTTACCACCAATACCAGCACCACCGCTTACTTGTAATGCACCAGTGATTGCACTAGTAGAATCATCTGTTCTTACTAGAACCAAGTTACCTGCACGAACTGGATCAAAGATAGTGTCGCTGTTAATTGGTAGGCCGCCAGCTGTAGGTGCACTGCGGATATTACTTACAAACTTCCAAGTGTTGTCTGAATTATCACGTAGTAATGAAGTATGTTGATAAACGTTACCTGTGTTATCAATTGAATTAGGACCTACAAAGTTACTGTAGAAACCTATATCATAGCTGTATGGGAATGTATTTGCTGCATCAAAGAATACTAAAGGATCTTTAACTGTGATGATCTGTTGGCTAGTACCAAAAATATTACTTGCATAGATATTACCACCAACCCATAGATCTTGGGCGACGCTGGCGCCGCCTTGGATTATTACCGCACCATTCAGTGCCGATGTAGCGTTAGTTGTATTTGTAAATGTTGAGATACCACCAACACCAAGTGTGCTGTTAAATTGTGCGGCACCCCCATGGGTTGATGTGCCAGCAATATTAGCCGCGCCTGCAACACTAATACCACCATTTGGAACTACTATAGCACCAGTGCCTTGTGTGGTAGTTGCTATGCTTGCATTTGCATAGAAATTTTGGCTAGCACTTAATGTTGTAAATGCACCAGTTGAAGCAGTAGCGTTACCGATTGGAGTATTGTTGATCGCGGCAAATTGTGCTAGACCTGCAAGGACATTACCTGATAAGTTAATAGTTGCACCAGTGAACGCAGTGCCTGTGTTACCAATAAAGCCCGCGACCACATTACCAAATGTAGCATCATCTGCTGTGACTAATTGTGCTAGAACTGTGCTGGCTGCAACGTTACCTGAGACATTTAAGCTCGCGCCAATCATAGCACTGGCTAATACGTTACCACTTAGGTTGATACTTGCACCAGTGTATATCGTGCCTGTGTTACCAATAAATCCTGCGGCCACGTTACCAACAGTTAAATCATTTGCTGTCAATAAGTCTGCTAAAACAGTTGAAGCTAATACGTTACCTGTTACATTTAATGAACTAGCTGAAATATTACCTGATGTAGCTATGTTAGCAAATGTAGCTGTTCCTGAGGCAAAAAACTTACCAACTGATAAGTTAGCTAGGCCAAGTTGTGAAGTGATATTACCGTAGGTAGTACCTGCTTCAGCTGTGGTGATTAATCGGAATTCTTTAAGAGCTTCGCTCCAGATAAACGCCTTGTTATCTCCTGTGCCACGGTTGAATATCAAACCTTCATCATAGGTATTAGTGCCAGCAAAACCGTTGTTTAATACCACCAATGGATCGTTAACGTAGGTGTTGGTAGATGCTATAGTAGTAGTTTGACTGCTGCCTAGGACGAACAAGTTACCTGCGATCAACAAGTCACCTGGTACTGTTACGTTACTAGCAAACAGTGTACCTGTGATGGTTCCTGCTGCGATCTTTTGACTAGCAATGATCGTGCTATTAAAGATCTGATTGTTTAAAATTCTGGTTAAAGCTGGCATGTTATGGTTTCCGCAATAATAATTTTTACACTATTTTTACAGCCTGCGGTTCCATATTCCCCTAGGGCGGTGATGTGTGTTTAGTAGTATTTAGCAGAGATTGGTGAAAAAATATCAGCGTGTTATGCCGATAATGCGAGAGTATTCTGCGTGGTGACGTTGATATTTGCCACTGTTTGATTAGTAGTGTTGATCGCACTACCTACTGTGCCTGCTGTATAGCCAGCTGGGTTGGCATTTAATACTGCTGCCGCATTTTCTGCAGCTGTAGGAACTGTTACACCTGACGTGTTGTAGGCAAAAGCCAGAGCTGAAACTGTGGCAATAACGCCGCCACCTGGATTTACTGTATAAGGAGTTGCATAATCGTCTGAATAAATTATACCGGTAATGTTGACCTGTTGATTTACCACTATGTGCCAGGTGTTGTAGGTAAAATATATATCACCTGCATATTGGCCATTGCCCACACTATCGCCACCAATTGATCGCACAGGTTGAGCATAGGTATAGTTACGTCGACGTTGTAGCCAACGTTTGCTGGCTGAGTAGAGGTCTTGTTTAGCACGGACTGTTACGCTGGTTCCAACTGCTTGACCGTTGGCATATAACCTGATAGGATTGACAATGATGTTTTCATTGTCGCCATCAAATGTGACTAACAGTGGGTCTAGTAAATCATCCCAAAAACTAATGTAGTTGGTCCACACAATTAGCGGATTTCCTTCCAGAATTTAGTGTAGTAAAGTAAAACATTACCAGTAGGATTACCTGCGGCTGCTGTTGGAATGGTCATCGGGCGAGCCGCAAATGTAAACACACCTTTGGCATTTTCAGCTACATTATAATTAGGTCCAAGACCAAATGATTTTTCAATACGATCGCCTAGTGATGCACGACCACTACTGTTAGCTGGTGCCACAAATCCTTCAATTGGTTTA